CATACTTCTTTGTAGCATCCTCATGGAACTTGTGCTCCATAAAGGCTTGCTCTAGCATGAGGTCTTGCATTGCCTCGTTCTCTGTATCGTACTTTTCTATGTCGTACATCTATATTCCCCTATGTTACTACTGTGCATTGGCTCAAGGTTACCGTACAGGGCGTGGTCTTAAATCAAATGACAGTGTTTTTATATATAAATCAATAACTTACGTTGTGGATAACTATGTGGATAACTAAGGTAATACTGTGGATAACTATTATTTAAGACAATTAAAGGTGTTTTAGCTTTACTTTATCTTGTTTATCAGCTACAATCAAAGCGTAGTTTAACTACTTAAGTTAACACGAGTTCTGAGGACACCTCCACTACCCTCCAAGAAGTAACTATTAGACTATCCTTCAACTGCTTCAGTTAATCTAAACGATTACTAAAGGCGGAGACAGAGAAGAAGACACTCAAATTCGTATTCACTTAAGTACAAGACACTTAAGTCTGGGACACTTAAGTTACTTAAGTCCAGAACACATAGGTCTAGGACACTTAAGTTACTTAAGTTACTTAAGTAACCATAACTATGTTTATTATGTTTAACCTATATGGAGAATTAAACAATGGCTAGAATGAAGAATGTCTCTACTAAGGTAGATGATAAAAGAAAGACTATGCCTCACTTGGTAAAGAAAGGTCAAGTTCTAAACCCTAAGGGAAGACCTAAAGGTTCTGTTAATAAATACACTCAACTTGCTAGAGAACTCTTAAGTTCTAGGGGAGAAGAGATTGTTGAAGTTGTCATTGCTAAGGCTCTTAAAGGTGATGTTCATTGTCTTAAGATGTGTATGGATAGAATTGTTCCTGCTCAGAAAGCTGTAGAGATTAAACACACTAAGTCTGAGGATGGTCTTATTATTAATGTTGGGACCTCAGCTCAGATTGAAGAGATGGCTAAAGATAAGGTTCTTAAGAATCCTAAGACTAAGAGAGATGATGTTGTCATTGCTGAGTTAGTTGAAGAAGATAACTAATGGGTACTTTGAATGTTGAACCTTTTGATGTAAAAGCTTACAATAAAGCTTACTATCAAAAGAATAAAGAAAAGCTGAAAGCTTATAACCGTAAGAGACACACTGAGAATCGAGAAACTATAGCTCTTAAAGCTAAAGCTTATCGAGATAAGAATAGTGAAACTTTACTAGCTAAGAAAAGAGCTTATACATCTGCAAATAAAGAAGTATTAAAGACTAGGAATGAGGACTGGCGTTCTAATAATAGAGCTTATATTACAGAAGCTAACAGACGTAGGAAAGCTCACGTTAAGCAAGCTACTCCTAAAGATGTAGACCTTGACCATATTAGACGTTTCTACATAGTAGCTCAATTTCTAAAAGAACATCTTAATGAAGATTATCATGTTGACCATATCGTACCTTTAAGAGGTAAGGTTGTATGTGGTTTTCATTGTCCTGAAAACTTACAGTTAATACCTGCTCTAGATAACTTACAGAAGGGGAATCGTTAATGGGAACGCTCAACGTGGAATTGCATCCTGCTCAGTTAGATATATTCAACTCTAAAGCTAGATTTAAGGTTGTTGCTGCTGGAAGGCGCTTTGGTAAGAGCCGTTTAGCTGCTTGGATTCTACTTATAACTGCTTTACAATCTACATCTAAGGATGTCTTCTACATTGGTCCTACCTTTCAACAAGCAAAGGACATTATGTGGAATATGTTAAAAGACTTAGGTGGAGACTTGATTGCTGATGCTTATGAAAACACAGCTCGTTTAACATTAACTAATGGTAGAAAGATATTCCTTAAAGGTTCTGACAGACCTGATACCTTACGTGGTGTTGGTTTAGCTTATGTTGTTATGGATGAGTACGCTTCAATGAGACCTGATGTTTGGGAGATGATTATTCGTCCTACATTAGCTGACGTAAGAGGTGGTGCTATGTTTATTGGTACACCTGCTGGTAAGAATCACTTCTATGACTTATATATGGAAGCTAAACACGATGATGACTGGGAGGTCTTCTCTTATAACTCTACTGATAACCCTTATATACCAGAAGATGAGATTGAGGCTGCTAGAAAGTCTATGTCATCTATGGCATTTAGACAAGAGTTCGAGGCATCCTTTGAAACATTCTCTGGTGGTATCTTTAAAGAGGAATGGTTCTTACAAGGTACTGAACCTGAGGAAGGAAACTACGTTATTGCTGTGGACCCTGCTGGTTTTGAATCTTCTGAGAAGGAAAGGGGACTTAAATCATCGAAATTAGACGAAACGGCTATTGCTATTGTTAAGGTTGATAGAGATAAGTGGTGGGTTAAAGATATTATGCACGGAAGGTGGTCTATTAAAGAGACTGCTAACAAGATTCTTAAAGCTGCTGCAGTAAATGAGGCTACTACAGTTGGTATTGAGACTGGTTCTTTGAAAAACGCTATCATGCCGTACCTAGAAGATGAGATGAGGTCCAATGATAGGTTTATTCACATCGATGAACTGCGTCATGGTGGTAAAAAGAAGGCAGAACGTATCACTTGGTCACTCCAAGGACGTATGGAACACCAACAAATCACCTTTAATGAGGATAAAGACTGGAGATTCTTCATATCACAGATGCTAGATTTTCCTTCACGTCTTTCACACGATGACCTACTGGATGCCTTGTCCTATATAGACCAAGTGTGTATTGCAGACTTCGCTCACTCTATACAATTTGATGAAGAATGGGAACCTGAAGACGTTATTGCAGGTTATTGATTAAATTAGCTGATTGTTACGTTTACTTTATGTTATATTACGCCTAAATTCCTATGGAAATCAATGACTTATGTTCGATAGTAAGGAAACAAAGTATCAAGCCCTAGCTTCATGGCTGAATCATCGGTTAGAAGGTTGGCGCACTCACCGTGATATTAACTACGTTACTCAATGGGATGAATACTACAGACTTTGGCGTGGTATGTGGCTGCAATCAGATAGAACTAGAGAATCTGAGAAGTCTAGAATTATTTCCCCTGCTCTACAACAAGCTGTTGAATCTTCAGTTGCTGAATTAGAAGAAGCTACCTTTGGTCGTGGTAAATGGTTTGACATTAAAGATGATATGTTAGACCAAGACCCTACTGATGCTGAATATGTACGTAACTTACTACAAGAAGACCTAGAAAAGACTGGCGCTAAAGATGCTATCTGTGAAGTCTTCTTAAATGCTGCTATCTACGGTACTGGTATTGGTAAGATTGTAGTTGAACAGAATATCGAGCGTTCTCCAGTTGAAGTTCCTGTTGAAGGTACGATGACTTCTACTCGTCAACTAACTGAAAGACCTTCTATTGATGTAAAGATAGAACCTATCTCTCCTAAGGAGTTCTTAATTGACCCATCCGCTAATTCAATCAATGATGCCCTTGGTGTCGCGCATGAAGTCATTAAGCCGAGGTATCATGTTGTTGATGGTATTAAGTCTGGTATTTATCGTGATGTTCCCCTTGATGGTGATTATGATACCGTACGCTTTGGCTTCGACCCTGAAACCAAAATGGCTGATGAGTCGGATTCAGTAAAGATTACAGAATACTGGGGCTTAGTGCCTAAGAGATTCTTAAAAGCTAGTAACGATAAAGACGACTTTGAATATACTAAAAAAGATGAGCTAGTCGAAGCTGTCGTTACTCTAGTTAATGATGAATATATCCTAAGGGCTGAAGAAAATGCCTTTATGATGATTGATAGACCTTTCATTGCATACCAACACGACATAGTTCCTAACAAGTTCTGGGGTAGAGGTGTATGTGAGAAGGGATACAATCCACAAAAAGCATTAGATGCGGAAATGAGAGCTAGAATTGACTCACTTGCGCTAACAACTACACCTATGATGGCAGCTGACGCTACTAGATTGCCTAGAGGTGTCAAGTTTGAGGTTAGACCTGGTAAAACAATACTAACGAATGGTTCACCACGCGAAGCTTTAATGCCTTTGGACTTGGGAACCACAGACCAGAGTACATTTACTCAGGTCGCCTCATTACAAAACATGATACAGATGGGAACTGGCTCTGCTGATGTCGGTACTGCTGATAGAGCTACCTCTTCAGGTATGTC